CGCTTTATGGCTTGCGTGTTTCTTCGATTATCAAAACATAGTAATTGTAGCTAACAAGGAGTCTACAGCTATGGAGATCTTCAGAAGGGTTAGGTTGGCGTATGAAGAGATTCCTAACTATCTTAAGCCAGGTGTTAGAGAGTATGCTAAAACATCTTGTGAATTTGATAACGGTTCTAGAATTAGTATATCAACTACAACAGGATCTGCTGCAAGGGGCCAGTCGATCAACTGCGTTACTGGTGACACGTATATAACAATTAGAAGTAAGGTTACGGGCGATACTCAAACTCTCACTATGGCTGAGTTTGAAAGTCTTATTGAGGGCAATCGGATTCTAGATACCCTCATGGCAAATGAAAGCGGTGTCGTCTAGAAGATACTTTTGTATAAATATATTATATGCATAGAAACCACCCCGATATAAATCGTAAATACAACTACGTGTATAAAATTACTTGTAAGGTGAATGGCAAAGAATATATTGGCGTCCATAGAACTAATAATATGGAGGACGGGTATATGGGATCTGGAAAGATGATAAAATGGGCCATATCAAAATACAGTATAGAGAATTTTCAGAAGGATATATTACATGTATTCCCTACGTACAAAGAAGCATTGTTGAAAGAGAAAGAAATAGTTACTGTGGAATACGCAAATAGAACAGATACCTACAACCTAAGAGAGGGTGGGTATGGTCGTTGCCGTTGGTCGGATGAGATGAAGATTAAGCAGTCTAAGATGCTGAAGAATCGGTGGATGGACATCGAATATAGAAATAAGATGTTGTCTGTGTTTGGTGATGATAACACTAGATTGGCGAGATCTGAGAATATGAAGAGGTGGATTGCTTCAAATCCTGATAAGCATAAAGCTAGGATGCTAAAAATAAATACAGATCACAACAAAATAGCAAAAACAGCCGATAAGAATAGAGGGTCGAAACGAACGGAAGCTGTAAAGAAAAAATTATCAGAAATTCAACAAAGGATTAATATTGAAAAGGGATCAACGATAAAGGGTAAGGGTATGATGTATATACATAATACTTTGACAGGTGAGCGAAAACGGGTTAATGCCGATTTTACTTTTAGCGGTGTTTGGGTCAAGGGAACAGGGCCTAGAGATAAAAATAGTTACAAAGGTCTAAACAAAGGATCTGTGTTTGCATATGACCCTGAAACACTCAAAATATCTAGGTTCCAATCTCATGAAACCGTTCCAGGTAATTTTATCTTAGGGAGACCGAAAAAATTATGTCAGATATAATAAACCATAAAACAATATCAAATATAGAATTCGAAGTTCTGACCGATGAAGGGTTTAGAAGCTTTGAGGGTTTAATAATTGGTGAAAATAGTAAAAAGCTGAGAATTGAATTCTCTAACAGCTCATCACTAAGATGCACTCCTGAACAGAAAATATTTTTATCAGCAGATAAAACCATATATGCAAAAGATCTGCAAGTAGATGATAAGGTTTTTGGAGATTTAAAGGTTATAAGCATTCATCGCTATGAAGATGTAGAGAAGGTGTATGACCTACTAGAGGTGGAAGATAATCATAGATATTATGCAAACGATATATTGGTACACCAATGCCTTCTCATTGATGAGTGTGCTTTTATAGAACCTGAATCTATATTGGAGGACTTCTGGAGATCGGTATTCCCTACTCTATCAAGATCTAAAAAATCTAAAGTTCTCATTGCTTCCACACCAAATGGAACAGGTAACTTATTTCATAAGCTATATGAGGGGAGCGAGAAGGGTGAAAATGGCTTTGTTTCAGAGAAAGTACCTTGGTATGACATTCCAGGTAGAGATGAAAAATGGAAGCAAGAACAGCTAGCAGCTCTTGGAAGTGTAGAGTCTTTCTTACAGGAATATGAAGTGCAATTCTTATCAGTTGGTGATTCGGCTATTAATGATGCTCTATTTTACGAACTATCACAAAAATGCGTAGATCCTTTAGTAGTACTTGATGATGGCAATTACAAGATATACGAAAATCCTGATAGCACTAGAATATATGTAGCTGGTGTAGATATATCTGAAGGTGTAGGTATCGATGCTAGTGTTATTCAGATATTTGATATCACTGATCCACGACATATTAAACAGGTAGCAGTATATCATAATAGGCAGATACCACCTCTTGAGTTTACTAATAAACTGCATACAATTTTAAAAAACTGGGGATCACCTCTAGCTCTTATCGAGCGAAATAATTGTGGGGCACAGGTTGTTGATAGATTAGCATTTGATATAGGCTACGAAAAGGTAGTATCGTATGGAGCTAAGATAGCAGGTAGAAATAGACCTCAGATGGGTATGATAGCTCATACAAATACCAAGCAAAAGGGTGTATCTAATATGAGACACTTCGTAAATGATATGAAGGTTGTTGAGTTTAAAGATATAGAAACCCTTAAAGAGGTTAAAGAATTTGTACGGTATCCTAATGGTACATGGAAGGCGAAAGGTGGGTTTCATGACGATAGGGTAATGGCAGCTATGTACGCTTTGTTTATTCTAGATAAAGAGATTACAGAAAGATATCTTGAAATTTTAGAGGTAGATGACTACGGCAAGCCGTGTTCAGTAGCTCCTATGGACTTCGGAGTATCCCTATTTGAAAATCCTACTTCTATATATACAGACTTTGAAGTAGTTGGAGATAATAATACATTTATGACACCTATTGTATTTGGAATGGGTGGTAGTGATGTACCAGCAGAGATGTCTATGCTCGAACAAGAAGGTTGGTCAATCTTAGGATAAATAAAAGCATGCAGCAGTCCACTTTAAATAGATCCAGGTCAGATAAGTTTCTACTTGTATTTGATGTTCCTCCCATTCTAAAACTTTCTTCTAAACAAGTTACAGGTGAAAGAACGAATAGAACTATTATGCCGGATGCTGTCCAATTTTCGATTTATGGTACTATAGTACCTGAAATTACAGTACCAGCCATAGAAAATAGATACATAGGTAATACTCTTTATGTATCATCACACACTAAAAATTCATACCCTCCGGTAAACGTTAAGTTCAAGGTAGATAATGAGTATAATAACTACTGGGCAGTATATCAGTGGTTAAATCTCCTACACGATCAAGTAGAGGGTAGATACAATGCTAGAGATATAGAGGTAGATAAAAACTTCTCAGATTACCAAACAGATATTACATTGTACGGGCTAGATGAATTTAATAACAAGCGTATTAAATTCATATATAAAAAGGCATTTCCTACATCAATAGAGACAATTACTTATGATTATCAAAATGCTGAAGAGCTTCTAAGCGGATTCACCTTTGTATATTCTCAGATGCACGTTGAGTTGATAGATTAATGTAAAAAGTTTTTGAGAAGCCATAAATAGATTATATGGCAAGTAGAACAATCACATCTCCAGGTGTAGAGATCAGAGAAAGAGATCTTTCTCTTGTAGCACCAGCAAACGTAGGTACAACTGTATTCGTAACAGGGTACACAAATCAAGGACCTACAGACGAAGTTATTAAAATTACTTCAAAGTCTGACCTAGATCTCGTTTATGGAACTCCAACAAACTCAGCGGAAAGATACTTTTATTACACTGTAAGAGAGCTTCTAAACTCTCCATCTAACATCTACGCTTCTAGACTTCCTTATGGTAGTGATACAGGAGCAGGATTCAGCTCTAAGTTCTCTGCTCTAGCTTATCCTGCAGTTGCAACTAAGGGGCTAAGTGGTTATACATCTACTCTTGCTGCAGCTACATCAGCACAGCTATCAGCTGCTCAGCTTACGTTTGTAACATCGAACGGCTCTACCAAGACCATTGGATTCAGCTCTACGGCTTTAGCGCCACAACTTTCAACTCTTGATACTTACGCTATATATACAGCTGCTCCAACTGTAGCAGCCAGCGCCCTTGTAGATAGTCTTACTGCAGCTATTAAATCCGCTGCAGTAGATTTAAGTGCTACTCTTTCTGCATCATCGGGAAGTTCACTAGTATATACACTTTCAGCTTCAGTAAATCGATTCGACTTCGACTTTACACAAGCTCCAACAGGTACCACAGTCGTTGCGCGTAATTCGAATGACTCTTTCGATATCAATGAAGGTACTTACCTACTTGGTGCTCCTACTCACATGGAGCTCACAGAGGAACAATATAACACAATTATCGAC